CCCTGAAAAAAGAAAGGGGAGAGCCTCGGCTGAGACTCCCCCCGATCTGTTACAGTGATGGATACACGCCCTGAGTGGGCTTGAAAACGATGCCAGTGACCGTAGTCGAGGCAAGGTCCACAGCGCCACCAGTGTTGTTGTTGACCGTGCAGGTCACGGTGTCAGCCGCAGTCACCTGCGCGTCGAACGTGAGGTCTGCAACATCAACCCCCAGAGCGGCCAAGACCAGATCGCCAAGCTCGGCACCTTCAACTGTTACCTCGACAGCCTGCGTTTCCGCATCCGCTGCGCTGGCAAAGTTGACGGTGGCTTTGAACGGGATCGTCTCGAAAAGGCCCTGGAACTGGCGTGAACCCTTGGTTCCTACTGCCATAGTAGAATCCTCCTTGGTTAGAACGGGGGCATGCTAGGCAGAGGCCCCCGCCGTGTTACGGGTTTACGCCGGGACGATGATCGTGAACGCGCCTTCGTCGCGAACAGTCTCCACGCCATACAGCGTGTCAGCCACCATCAGGGTACCCAGAGCCTCCAGCTTGTACTGAGTCTGCACGCGCGGAGCGAGCTGCTCAGCCAGCACCAGAGCGTCCTGCTGGATCAGCAGGCAGGCACGGTAGTTGGTGGAGCTGTCATCGGCCTGCACCGTGGCGCAGTTCGTGGAAACGAAGATTTCCACACCGTAGATGTCGCCGACCAGACCGTTGCGGATGCTGTTCTCGCGACCACGCTCGCCCACGAAGGCCTGCTCCGTGAAGCGCGTCTCGCCGAGCAGCTTGCGCTTCTCGACCGGCGGGATGACCAGCGCGCGACCGCGCATCGGGACATCACCGTCGTCAAGACGCTGGATCATCCGGCGGATGCCTGCGTCAGAGAGAGCCGCGCCGTTACCCGTGCTGGTGTTGGCAGAGCCGTCCCACGCAGTCGTGCCATCGGAACCGATGTACGCCTGAGAGGAGTAGGCAGTGCCGCCACCGAAGGTAGCGCCGAGGGTGTGCAGCGAGGTATCCACACGGGTCGCCAGAGCGTAGCCGGCGTCGTCGGTGAAGAACCGACGCAGCGAGGCAAGGCCCTGAACCTCCACGATGTCCTCGATCACACGGGAGTACTCCCAGTGCTGGTTGATCGTGACGGTTTCCTCGTCGGCGTCCTCGGCGATCAGCGTGACGACGTTGTTCGCCGACTTCTGGCTCGCAGAACCGCGATCCGGGACCGGGATGTGGATGACATCGCCCTTCTTGCCACGATGGTTCAGCTTCGTGACCAGACCGGCCATGACGAGGTTCTTCTTGTAAGCAGCGAGGACCTCGTTGCTCCAAACCTCGGGGATGAATTCCGCAGCATCCGTCGTATCGACGGAATTTGCGTACGAGAGAGTGTTAGCCATTTTCAGTTACCTTCCGTGGTAAATGCAGTCGAAAAGATTATTCGACGTAGCGGCCCTCTCGGATGGCTGCGATCATCTGACGCTGGTAGGATTCGCTGTAGTACTTGTCGGGGTCGTTCTCCAACACTTTCATAACGTCGTGCTTGTACCAGAGCGGCTTGCCGCCGCGAGAGGCATCAGCACTGCCTTCGCCACCGGTGGCCGCGCGTCGGGCTCCTTCCCGGCCGCGAGGCTTGTCACCGTCAGACGACTTCTCGCCGCCCGTGTCAGTGTCGTCGGATTCCTTCTCCGCAAGTGACTTGAGCAAGTCCTGCCGGTCATTCCAGTTGTCCAGCAGCCTCTCGGCCGCTGCCAGATCGCCGTCCCGAGCTGCAACTGCGTCACGCAGCCGTACCTCAGAGTCAGTGACCCACTTCTGGAACTTCGGATCGTTCGCCGTCTCTGTGATGTCGCCGTACTTCTGGATGAACTGGCTTTCGGCCGTCTCGGCCTCAGTCGATTCCACCTTCTGTCGGATCGGCTCCAGCTCCTTTTTCAGGGCACGCTGGACTATCTTCGAGATAGAAGTCTCGGGGTCATCAAGGAGAGAGTCGCTCGTCACCTTGAAGTCATCGTCGTCATTTTCGACTTTTCCGAGGTCCTCCTGCCGCTTGATCTGCGACAGGTCCGCAACCAGTGACCTCATGTGCCCGAGCTCGTTGCGCATGCGGCCCAGCTCGCTCTCGGCGTTGCTGTGCATGGCGATGATTTCCTCGGCAGTTTTGCCTCGGTATTTCTCGGGGATGTTGTCCTCGTCGGAGGACTTGTCCTGGCTCTTGTCGGTGTCGGCAGGGGGTTCGCCTTCGTGGCGGGCCTTGACCTGCTCTTCGGTTTCGGGGTCGATCAGTACGCGGGACATAATTGCTCCTTTCGGTTGCATTCACCGGCCCTTGTCGGGTTGTCGGTATAGGTATGGCGGTCGATGTCAGGCGTCGTCCCTCGCAGCCTGCTTTTCGATTTTCGCCTTCTCAGTGTGCATCCTCGCCCACTTGTCAGCCATCGTGGGCATGGACGAGTCAACGCCCATACGCCAGTCCAGCCTCACCGGGGAGACGATGCGATGTGCGGTGCTGCCGCAGTGTTTGCAGGTCCGGGTCGTCTCAGACGACTTGGCGAGCCCTTCAAACTTGCGGTCACAGTCGTTGCACCGCCAATCGAACATCAGCAGCTTACTCATCGGAGTCCTCCTCGGCCTCCAACAGCATCGCTTTCTGCTGCTCGACAAACTCCTCCAGTCGCAGCATTTCCTCTGCAAAGCCCCTGCGGGCCCGCGCTACCGGAATCTGCTCAGGAGGTAGCGAGTACTTGATTTGCTCATTGAGAGCGTCAATCTCGGTGGCCATCTGCTGCTTGAGCAGAGTCCAGCCGTCTTGTAGGAACAGGCGCTCGTACTTATCGAAGTACTGCTGCTGTTCCTCTGTCAGTTTTGCCATGGTCAGTCACCCTCCTGCCTCCGCTGTGCTATCTGCTGCCGCTGTATCTCGTTCTTCTCGCGGCTGATGGCATTCTGTTCCTGCGAGTTCTGGACCTCACGCTGATCAATGATCAGGCGCATGTTCTCAAGCAACATTTCGTCGTCCTTGAAGTCGGCTTCGATCTGCTTGAGCAGGGCCTCGGCTTTCGCCTTGTCGCCCTGCGCCAGCTTGAGAGCGGTGTCGGCCCGCTTGTTCTGGACCTCTTCCTTCGCGGCCTGCATCTGGAGCATTTCCATGGCCTTCGCCTTCTGCTGCTCCTCCTGCGACGGAGGCTGCATCATCTGGTCGATGGCGCGCAGGGCCTCGTTCTTCGCCGGGCTCGTGGACGTCTCGAAGATCGCCTTGAGCATGACGAGGTACGCCGGGCTCTGCTGGTCCGTGAACTGGATCAGGTTGACGAGGAACTGCTGCTCGATTTCGCGAGCCATGATTCCCAGCGTGCCCTTCACCTGGAACTCGTAGTCGGCCGGGTAGCGATCCGGCTCAAACTGAATCTTTCGCCACAGAGTGCGGCGGATCAGGCGGGTCATAAACTGCTCCAAGTGCAGCATCGTGCGCTTGGTACGCTTCGCCATGCCTGATACGGCGATGCCGGCCCCGGAGGCCGACTCGTCGCGGATGTTGGAGCGGATCGTCGATGGATCAAATGCGCCCACGGCCTGCTGATGGAGAGCCTGTAGCTCTGCCGTCTGCTGGAACGTCGAGGCGTTGATGTCGCCAAACCGGAACTCTTGCAGAGCCTCCGCCGGATTGCCTCGGGTGCCCCAGAACTTGCCGGGCCACACGTTCAGGTCCATACGCGGCGGCAGTTTCGTCAGATCGCCGGCGAGCATCGGGTTAGCGATCCACGCCAGATTGTCCGCGCGGGAGCGCATTTCGGTGTCGAGCGCCTTCTGCGGATGCTCGCCCTTCTCCATGATGCCGCGACCCCAGAACCGGTTGGGCACTGTGTCGAACTGCTCGGATATGATGGCGCGGTCGTCCATGACCGACGGATTCGGAATCGCACGGAGCAGGTGGCTACCATTGCCGATAGTGACGATGGCCTCCGTGTACTCGAAATCGTCTAGCCCATCCGCTTGGGCAAGCGCCAATTCGTCGTCGGGCCGTGCCCGGCTCTTGACCAAGAGCTTGCGCGGTACCAGCCCGTGCCATTCTGTGATCTTCACGCCCTGGTAGTTATGCGGGCGGGTGTGCTCCTCGGTACGGTCAACAGTGCCGTCCTCGGGCAGTGCGGTCGCGGCCACACCGGTGCGCAGATACGTGCCCGTGGCCGTCTTGCGCATGACCTCGTGCAGGGGCTCCACATATTCGTGGGCCACGCCCAGAGACTTATCGACCGTCTTGGCGGCGGTATCCACCACCAGCTGGCCCGGCTCTACCGGGACCGGGTAGATCGACACGCTGTCGTCCCAATCCCGAATGAGCTTGCGCAGGCCCGTATTCTCATCCTCGACCATGCGGGGAACGGGCTTTTTCTCGGCGTCCACCATGATTTTCGCGATGAACTGCCCGTACAGGGCCCCATTCACGATAATCTCGATCATGTTGGTGATGATGCCGTCCTTGTACAGGTCCTCAGTCAGCTGCTTGCGCGTCTGCTGGGCCTGATACAGGGCCTCTTTGGCCTGCGCCTGCGCCTGCGGATCGTCGCCGGCGCGGGCAGCTTCCATCTGCTCCTTGACGTCCTCTGGCAGGTCGAAGAAGTACTCGCGCGAGAACACAGCCTCGACCATTTCCGCGACAATGAGGTCTACGGCGATCTGGGAGGCCGGGCTGATGAGCTTGGACCGCTGCTTCTTGCGGTCACGCATGGAGGGGTCCCACTGACCGCGCCACACGCGGTAGTATCCGTCCCACTTTTCCTTGAAGTTGGTGTCACGGTCCTGACGCCACGGCTCCACGTTGCCCATGACCCAATCGACGAGAGCGCCGCGCGGGCCGCGCTCCTTGGACTCGGAGCGGGCCTCACCGTCGACGACCGGATTGGTGAACTCGAATGCTTCTTCTGCCATCAGTACCCTGCTATTGCGTCCATCGGCTCGTACTCACCGGGAAGGTCGTCTACGTCGAAATAGATCGGTTCTGCGAGCTGGTCAATGTAAGCCAGCGCGTCAATGAGGTCGTCGTGAGTCAGGCGGGAGGGAAACTCCACGATCTGCTCGTAGAACTGGTCGTTCCACACACCTTCATTCAGCTTGATCTGGCCCTTCTGGGCCCGGCCCTGCAAGGCCCACTGAATGCGATCCCATTTGCGCTGGTTGCCGTGCGTCAGCGGCACCACTTCGATGTAGCGGTTGAACTGGCGCATGTAATCTGTGATGTACGGGTACACGGCATTGGCCAGTGCGCCCTTCTCGATGCCCACGCGGGGGCACTGGTTGTCGTGCGCTGCCTTGACGATGCGCAGCGCTGTCTCTCGGACGTCCCATTTGCCGTACTGGATTTCCTTGACCCACCAGTGGCCGTTCGGCTCGATCTTGACGACCGCGATGGCGGTGTCGTCGAGCTTCTGGACGTCCTTGCCTCGGCTACCCTGCGGCTTGGTGAAGCCCGCGAGGTCGACAGCAATCTCGTAATGCCCCTCGGTCGGCTCCTTCTTGTCGACCGGGAACATGTCTATGTGGAAGATTTTGCCGCCCTTCGATACGAAGGAGGCTTCAATCTCCTGCTTATAGAGGTCCTCCGAGCCGTTCGAGTACCGCTTCGCCATGCGGTCAATTTCGGCCGGGTTCAGGGTCGGATTGTCCTTAGAAGTGAAGTTGAAGGCCTCCCAATCTTCCCAGCCGTCCAGCTGGAGCATTGCTGCCTGGAACAGCTTGTAGAAGTGGTTGCGCCCCTTCGGCGTACCGATGAAGAGCGCCCCGCCCTCTACGTCCATCAGCGCGGGCTCGATAATCTCGCCCCACGCCGATTCAGGCATGTCCGCGTACTCATCGAGCACGGCGAACCGGAGTTTCAAGCCGCGAGCTGCATCGGGATTGTCCATACCCTTGAGTCGGATACGGACCCCATTAGGCATCGTGCAGACGCCCGTGTTCTCATGGAACACGCAGTCCAAGGGCCGGCAGAACTCCTTGAGCACGGGCCAGAATATCGCCTTGGCCTGCTCGAAGGTAGGAGCCACGTACAACACTTCCGCGTCTGTGCGGAGTGTATAACCCCGAGCGTTCGTCTCGGAAAGAGCAGCAATGATGCACAGCATGGCGGCAAGGACCGTCTTGCCGAAGCGTCGGCCAGCGGCAACCACCTTGAATCGGGCATCAGAGGCGTAGATCACCTGCTGGCCCGGATGCATCGAGAGCCGGAGCTGCATCAGACGCGGCTAGTTGTCGGAATCGGTCGACTGATTGCGGTAGCGACGGTCCATGATGCTCTGCACGCCCGAGCGAACGTTGAACGGGTTGCGCTCAGCCTGCGAGCGCGGTGGGGCCTCAGACTCGGCATCCTGCCGGGCCCGACGCTCGGCCTCACGACCGGCCTCGATCTTGGCCTCAATAGCCTTGCGCCGCTCTTCGGCGCTGGGCTCCTTGTTCAGCTTGCGCTGGCGTTCCCGCTCGCGCTCAGTCATTTCAGACATCAGTAAAGACCCCTTTACTTGGTGCCGGTATCTTTGGGCGGCTTGCTGACAGCAGGCTTGAACTCGCCGCCGTTCGTGAACGTGCGGGCGACCTCATGCGTGCCCTGATTGGAATTCAGGCCCGTGGTGCCGAAACCGGCATTGGCCTTGTCAGTGCTCTGCTTTTCCTTCATCATGTCGACGTTTCCTCGTTGGGAATGGGGATTTCAGTGTACTCACCGTCCATCACGTTGGCCGCGCGTACAGCGCTTTCGCCTTTCACGGCTGACGTGTCGATGGTGATTTCGATGCGGTTCGGGCCTTTCTGCTGCTCCTCTTCGGGTTTCAGCGTCGGCAGAACCTTGTCCGTCAGCACCTTGATGGCACTGACTGCAACCTTGTCCTCGCCAGTCTCCACGATGTCGAGGAGACGGTCGATCGAGCCCAGAATGCGCCTGGCATTCTTCTCGTCGGCCATGTACAGGCGAAGTGCCTGCTCCATGGCGAGCTTTTCCTGCGTGATACGCTGGCGGGTCCCGGCCGGCAGTCCGGCGGGATTTCCCGACTGGCCCTTTAGGAAGCGGCCCTTGTCATCGCGCTTGGCGACGGCTTTTTTCTTACTCATGCTGGGGATTCAGAGCGGCATTTCTGGCAGAACACGAAGCGAATCGGTTTGCCGTTGATTCTCTTGGTGATCAGCCGCGTGGTACCGAATCCTCCGCAAGACTTGCACTGCGGCCCAGAATTGGCGGGCGCAGGAGTATCGCCGTCCTCCGGGGAACGATCTTCAAGCGGCCGGCCCTTCTCGGGCGCAGGTTCAGCTCTCGGAGGCTCCGCCGGAGTCGGCGTGGTGTTGGAGAGTGCTTTCAGCACGTTCTCCCACTTAGTGACAGCCACTTTGGCGGCTTTCAGCCGCGCCTCGGCCTCAATTTGGGCCTGAGTGGCGTCAATAAGCTCGTCTCGGGCGGTTTCCAGCTGAGATTCCGCCTGTTTGGCGAAATCGTCGCTCAATTCAGGCCCCCGAGGCCGTTATCGTCATCCGGGAAGTCGAAGTCCGGTCCATTGGCGGCAATTATCGCCTCCATCATGGCCGATTCCTGGCTTTCCCGCGTCTGAGCCATTTTCAGGTGCGTCAGACCGATCCGGGTGCTCAGATCGGACAGCTCCAGCGCCTTCTCGGTCAGCTCGTTGGCCTCTTCGAGGGCCATGGCAATGCGCCTGAGCTCGTGCAGCAGCTCGTTCAGCTCTGTCTCGGTCATTTTCCTCTCCTGCGGCTTCCCAGAGGGCGAAATCTGCCCTCCAGTTACGCTCGAATTCGGCCTTGAGGTCCTCACAGGCCAGTTCTTCCCACGTCCGCCGCCATTTTTCTTTTCCGTACGCGGCTGTGGAGTTGAAATTCTGGAGCTCGACTCCGAAAATGTCAGGAAACAGCGTCCCGATCGCCTCGAAGCGGTACACATGGGTCGGCACAAACCGCCCATTGTAGCTGTGCTCCTCCACCTGAACGGCCCAATGGGCGTTGTAGTGGGTCAGCATGCTGTCCAGCGCTTGGTCGAGCGGACAGTTCTTGTAGAGCCCGGCGCATTCCAGCGGAGTGATGCCCTTGTCGCGAGGAAGGGCGATCGTGAAGTGTCTCCACGCACTCAGTAGCCGGTCCACCGGGTGCCTCATAAAGTAGAGGCATTCGGACGCCTCCTCCAGAACGGAGGGTGCGCCGATTGGGCCCCTGGGATTCGTGGGGCCGAGAGATTTGCGGATCGACGTAGACGCCCCCTTGAGGGAGTACGCGATGGCCCGCCCATCTTGCAGGAGGATGTAGTTGAAGCCCCATGGGTGCTTCTCCCTCCTCCGTTGCAACTCTTTCAGGTACGATTCGCGCATCAGTCATAGAATCGCGCCTTGTCCTCGAGGACCACGCGCTTCTTGTCGTACCAATGCCTTTCCAGCGAGGTCAACCGGGTATATTGGACCCGAAATGCCTCTTTTTCGTACTTGTTACCCCTATACCCCTTTCGAATCAGCTCCCAGAGGTAGGAGAGGTAGAACCGAATTCGGCCCTTTTCCTCCATCTGATAGCAGTGCTGGAGCTCGTGGCGGTACAAAATCTCGTCCGCACGGAACGAGGGCTGGTCTTTCAGAAGGACGAACCAGACGAGGACCATGCCGTCAGCCCAGAACATCCAGGGCAGTTTGCCCTTCACGATGCGGAATTTCATGGTAGGTGGAACTCCCTGCGGCACTCGCCGCACCGGCGACTGGGGCCTGCGTAGTAATCCCCTCGATGCCACGGCTCAGCCCAGACATGCTGGGTCCCGCAGTACGGGCAGTACAGCGCAGTCAGCTCATAGTCGAAGTCGTATGAGTGCCCTGCGGCATACTTCCGTCGAATCTTGACCCTGTGGTCAGTGGATTCGAGTACTTCCTCATCGTCTTGGCACGGAAATTTGGTCATCGACGCCTCTCCTGCTGTGGCAGGCCACCAAGGAATCGAACCCTGCACGCGGTGGTTTGGAGCCTCCGCTAGGCCCAGCCTGTGACCTATTATCTGGTGGAGCCGGCTGGAATCGAACCAGCGTCCGGTGTTTTGCCCTTCGGCCTTACACACCGTCAAAACCGATCGGCCCCGTTCAGGATTACGCTCTGTTCAGGATTATTGAACGTGTGTACGCGCGTAAAGCCCGAGCCGCAGCGAGGGCTAACCCTCGCACGTTGCTCGTTGCGACTCGCAACTTGCTCTCCTCAGAAGGCAGTCATCAATGCCTTCCTCGTCGCTCGGGCACCGCGATGTAGCGCCCAACGCGCAATCGCGAGTGACCCGACCTGAGCTCCGTTTTGAACTCCGCTCATGCCGTAACGCTCGCTATCTCTTGCGAGCTAGCTACGCTGTTGTCCTCGCGCATCGCAATGCGCTTGCGGGTTGTGAGGGATTTTACATCCCTCTATTTATGTAGACTAGCCTCCTGGCGATATTCTGTCAAGTTGTTTTTTCGCAACATCAGCGAAAACAACGACTTACGTACTGTATGAACGTACAGTAGACACGAATGTCCTGCGATTTTGCGCAAATCGCTTCCTGCTGTCCTCCTGCTTTCAGCAGTCGTCCGGTGCTTTCCGTCCTGCTTTGAGTCGGCCTTCGAGCCTCATCCCTTCTGGTGGGGGAGGCGAGATACCGCTCTTTGCGTCTCGGGCCTGGGGGGTCCCACCCCCTTATGTCAAGTTCGGTCGGCGATTATGTCAAGCCGACCAGCATTATGTCAACTGTCAGCAGACAGATTATGTCGAACGGCGATGTGACATAATGTCAGCACGTTATGTAACGTGCGTACGACGGCGGGACTACGGCGGCGGAGCCCATGTATCCCCATCCAGCACTGTATCTATCCCCAATACTGGCAGCACTCACAGCACTGTGCGCCTCCACAGTCGGCTACTGTATAGACATACAGCCACGGCATTGAGCATACGGCCAGTGTTGCAACGACGCAACAGTGTTGCATAAACACAACACCAGGCAATCGGTACAGTTCCTGGCGTAAACTTGACCTGACATATTAGATCATGCTAATATCCGATCAATTGCGGGCAGAATGATCGAAACTTTGCTATTGCAAAATTGTGACACAGATCACATACTCGCACCCATCAATCAGGCATGATGAACCCACGCTAACACACAGCCTATAGATACGGAGTCAATATGAAGCGCTACAATCACAGCATCGCCAAAGCCGACACAATCATCGCTCAGATGGATAGCGGGCTCCTGAGCGCCGCAGAAGCGCGGCACGAGCTGACCCGCATCCTCAACGCTGCGCGTCTGGATAAGATGGGCACTGACAGCCTCCCGACGCTGGAGCGCTGCATAGACACAATCGCTCACACACAGCGGCTGATCGCTAGCATCTAACAGGGAGTACTAACATGACACTGAACAATCGCAGCAGCGCAACGGCATGGCAGAGTATGGGCGTGCGTGATGGCACGCTGGCACAGGCCGGGCATAGCATCATGGCCGTGGAGCTGGACCGAGAGCGCGAGCGCGCATACTGGCATGGAGTAACCGAGGGCGCGGAGCGTTTCGGCAATGGTGGCACGGCATGGGCAGCGCGGCGGCATCTGGCAGAGCTTGACGCGCATCACGGAATGCTGTAGTCTCGGACCTGAGATATACGGGAGCACTAGCAATGCAGCATACATGGGACGCACTGAGACACGCATCAGCCGAGCACGGGGAGCGTAACGATTGCACAGTGAAAGCGCTGGCCGTCGCGCTCTGCGCGCCGTACAGTGTCGCTCACAGCACTCTAGCAGCCCGTGGCCGTATAACTGGTCGCGGATGCTGTGAGCCAGTATGGGGAGCGGCTGTGCAAGACTTGGGCGGCGAGCTGCGTAACGTGACGCAGTATGTCCGCAATTTGGGCGGGCGCACTGTCCGCAGCATCGAGCGGGTATTGCGCCAGCACTTTCACGGCAAGCGATTTCTCATCGGCACTCGCGGCCATCTGCTGGCATTCGATGGCGCGGAGATTGTGGACTGGTCCCGCGACGGCCTGCGGCGCGTCAATCGCGTCTATCTGGTCACGGGACAGTATGACGGGCCCGAGCTGGAGCCCACGCCGCAGCCAGCACCAGCACCCGAGCATCCGACGCATGATCCGGCAGGACCAGTGCCGATACCGCCACGGCGGCGAGAGCGTCCCCGAGACATTCCCGCCGTAACAGCGCTGGAAAGCGTGCTCAACGCATGGCATTATAGGCACCTAGACACTTGACAGCGCGGTATGATGCGCGTATAACGGCAGTTACAGGCAACGAATACGGAGACACAGACAATGGCAAAGCGTAGGGACTGGACGATTCAGGAATGCCGCGTATTGACGGCTGCGTATGCGTTTTTGCTCAATGCAGAGCTGAGCGGCGCGCGTGTCAACAAGAGCGCAATCCGGCGCGCTACGCTGCCCAAGCTAGACAACAGAAGCGCGGGTAGTTATGAGATGAAAATGTGCAACATCAGCGCCGCGCTCGCCGAGCACGGTCTGCCGATTGTGCAGGGGTATAAGCCGCGCAGCAGCTACCAGCGCGCGCTCCACCAGACAATCCGCGAAGCGATAGACGCTGGTATCCTGTCCGCTGACGTGGCCGAGAGCACGGAAGCGATGCAGCGCATGGCTATGGGAGGGTAAGAGAATGAAACCGGACAACAACGAACAGACGTGGACGTGCGACGATTGCGGCGGCGTATTCACAGACGAGGAGGAGAGCACAGCAACCGACGACGGTACAACCGTATGCGAGTCATGCCGCGACGACGAGTACGTTACGCTGCACGATGGGCGTATTACCAACGTCGCCAATGCCGCAATGTGCCACATTGAGGAGGAATGGTACGATGGCGACGCTGGGGAGTGCTGCGACGACTGCGACAATTGGACAGCGGATAATCAGTTGCGGTTCGCGTATGTCGACGGCAGCAGAAGCACAATCTGCTCACACTGCGTACAAACGGGCGATTACGTTATACCCGAGGATGATTGCGAGTGGCATCATATCGACGGCCTATACTGCGACAACGACGGGTATTGGTGGGTAGAGTGTCCGGCAGACCGGACCTTGCACGGCTACAGCACCAATGTGCTGGACGTTATCGGACGGCAGGTTATCGTTGGGCACGCTCTGCGCCGCGAGTCTATCGCGAATACAAAGCGTCCCGTTATGGGCGTGGAGCTGGAGCTGGACACGCGGGATAGCTATGCCGAGGATATAGCGGCAACGCTGATTAGCGAAACCGATTTTGGCGAATTTGGCATCTGTAAGGAGGATGGAAGCGTATCCGGTCCCGAGCTGGTGACGCTGCCAGCAGACCTAGCAGCGCATCGTGCTATGCCGTGGGCCGAGTGGTGCAGAATCCTGCGACCGATCGCGCGTGGGCACTACGGCGGTGGCAACGGCATCCACATCCATTACAACCGGCGTGCACTGTCCGCGCTCGCACTCGGCAAAATCCTGGTTTTTATGAATAGCCCGCGTAATCTGGATTTTTTGACAATCATTGCGCAACGTGACGTAGCTACTAATCAGTGGTGCACGCCCAAAGCCGATACAAAAATCACGGAGGGGCGGCAGTTCCGATCGGACGAGCGATATTCAGTTGTAAACGTAACTCCCAGCACTGCCGAGTTTCGCTTGTTCAACGCATCGCTCATGCCGGATCGGATTCTCAAAAACCTGGAATTTGTAGATGCCATCTGCACCTATTGCAAGAATTACGCTTCCATGCAGGATGCGGCCTTGCACTGGTCGGCCTTTGTTGACTGGTTGAGCACTCGCCGCAAAATCTACCCGCACCTTGTGGATTTCATTAACGACCGTTTAGATAATATGGAGGAAAGACTGTGTGCTTGATTATAGCTAAGCCCGAGGGCGTGACCATTCCCGATTTCGCTATCCGCTCAGCAATGGGATATAACGATGATGGATTCGGGATAATGAAAAACGGATATGCTGGCCGCTACGTTGAACCCGGATTCAAAAATATCCGGGCAATGCTGAATGCTGATGGCGCTTGTGTTGTCCACTTCCGTATGGCTACGCACGGACCGGTAACGAAAAAGAATTGCCACCCGATGCGGCTCCCCGATGGCTCGTGGCTGATGCACAATGGCATAATGCCGGGAGAGTTTCATCCGACGAAACGAGACGGAATGCTGAGTGATACCCGCGTATTCGTGCGCGACTGGCTAGCGCCGCGCATGAAGAAACTCGGCGACCTGCCCGATAAGCGTGAAGTAGAAAAGGCCATCGGTGGCAACAATCGTCTAGCTATCATGCGCCCGGATGGGACCGTTGAGCTGTACAACGAGTCAACGTGGACCGAGTACGAGGGCGCGCTATACAGTAACGAGTATGCCTGGGACTATCCGTACACGCGCACTTATGGCTGGACTAGCGCCGCGCGCAAGTCTACGCATAACGGCAACCCTAGCGCCGTCATCACAAGCTATGGCGAGTGGACCGAGGATACCGAGCTGGAGAGTTACGATAGCGCCGCTGCTGATTTGCTGATAGCGGAAATACGTCTGGAGCTTATGGATTATGAGAGCTGGCTAGACATCGAAGCTGGCGACCTTATCGCGGCTCAGGATTACGACCTTTGGCGCGAACTGTACTCGGGCGAGCTGAGCGTGTACGAGTTTATAGAGCTAGCGAGCGAGGATACTATCATCGCGCTATACCATCGCTTGGATGATTTGCGGTGGAGCGATGGCAACGAAAATGCCTGGGAGGAGGTTAGCAATGGCTGAGCTAGTGTATCGCCCGACGAAGCAGCGCTGGTCAGTGGTGAATCCGGACGGCCGCACCCTAGAAAGGGTGCGCGCCGCTCTGATACGAAACGCTCGCGTGCGTGTAGATGGATTCGCCCCGGCTCAGGTAGTGGTATCGGGCAGGCTGACCAGTCAGTGCGCGCTGAGCATTGTTACGCTGCCCGCGTGGCGGCGTTACAACGGAGCGCACAGGGAATTGCGCGGGCGGGTATGGCCGTACGCTATCGTACAATCCGACGGCTGCATATTGGTAACGGAATCGGAGGGCATATAATGACTGAAGAAACACGGCTGCACATACCGGACGGTGATGTGTGGCGCGGGGAGGCGGATAGCGACGGCCTTAGCATCCGCGACCTTTTGGAAAGCCCGTGGCTTGGGCTAGAGCCATATTTTGACTTGGAATGGTCATGGGATTATGCCGAGGAGTACGCGGACGCACCCGTGCGCGCATACTCGTCCGAGGAAATCGCCGAGTACGAAAGCGAGAATCCTATCCGCCCGCCTAAGCCGCCATCGGGCTACCCGCGCAACGCGCGCCGCTTCAATTTCCCGACGCGGGAGGAGCGAAAGCGTGAGAGTGATTAACCACGAAAAACCCGCAGAGTGCAAAAACCTGGAGGTTATCAGAGAATGAACGGAAAGCGAGCAAAAGAGCTGCGCCGAGCTGCGCGGATGCTGGAAGGCGAGGGCGCGCCAGAGCGCGACTATTGGACGCATCCCGTGCGCAGTTGGCGCGGCCATGCAGTGTGCATCCGCAATGGCGGCGTGCGTGAGACTTATCGCAAACTCAAGCGGGCATATAAGGCCGCGCAGCGTGGCCGTGACCCGCAAACCATGCGCCGGCTGGCGCACTTCAAAGCATCAAACAGGAGGGCAGCGTAATGTCCCAGGAATTTACAATCGACTCCATGCAACGCGCCATCGCTGATTGTGTACGCGAGCGCGACGAGTGGAAGCGCGCGTGCATCGACGCGCGCGATCGGTACGAGGAGCAGTGCAACACTATCGACCGGCTGCGGCTGGACGTAGAGCACTACAATACTTGGGGGCGCACTCATCAGGACCTACTCCGGCGCGTTTCGGCTGAACTTTCCCAGGAAATCGAACGACTACGCGCCGAGCGAGACAAAGCCGAGGCTACTATTCGGAAGGCTCGCGCGCTGTTGCGAAACCAGCATGGCGCACCCTGCATCATCCTAAGCCGCGTGCTAGAGCTACTTGACAAGGGCACCGATTCGGCCTAATCTAGCGGATTACCCGCTTGGGAGAGGGGGGAAAGGGGGGAGAGGGCGAGCTAAGCCCGCAGCAGCGGGCTAAGCCGTCCGACTCGCTGCCGCCCAACGGCAAGCGAGGCGGCAACGGGCCCGAGCACGGGCCCTAAGCCGTACCATACTACCGCGCGCGAGCGTTCGGAGCGCTCGCCGCGCACATCGGAGGAGAAAGACTATGGCAGCAAGTATGGCAGAATGGCGGCGCGATGCCGCACGCTTGCGCGAGGGCGACCGCGTGCTGATTGATACCTACGGTGAGCGCTTCGTGCGTGGCACTGTCAAATCAGTGCTGAGCACGCAATTCAGCTACTACCCTGACGATGATCCCGATACTGTGCGCTACGCAGCTTTCGATCAATACCGGAGCCGAGTATGAGTCGCCGAGTGCACGCTGCCAGGGATTTGCCCGACGAGCTACGCATGGCAGCGGATCAACTGCATCCGAATCAGAGTATGACCGGACTCCTGTGTCCGGTCTGCGGTGGTGGCCGCTCTGGGGAGCGCTCACTTGGGCTATTCCGGCAGACTAGCACAGTGATGGCGCGGTGTTTTCGCGCTGGCTGCGGCTGGAAAGCGGCTGTGCTGCATGACCCGGCTGGCGAGGACGAAACCGGGCCCGCGCCATACACGCCCCGCGTGTATTCGGGCGATCTGAAACTACCGTCGAGCGGTATGTGCAATTGGTTTCTCAGCAAGTACGGAGTAGCGCCGGAAGTGTTACAGAAGTTTGCGCGCGAGGCCGACCCCCTCGTGGCATATTTCCTGGCGTTCGATCCTTTCGGCGGCGAGCGCGGCGGCGTGTTGCGCAATTACAACACCGACTACAGCGGCCCGAAAGCGATAACGTACAAGCATACCAGCGCGCAATTTATCGGATGGTATCGCCGACCAGAGCCCGAGGGCGAGGACCCAGGACCTATCGTGCTAGTCGAGGATGCGGTTAGCGCGATGCGCGTCTACCAAGCTGGCGGCGAGGCTGTATGCCTGTTCGGTACAAACCTGAACCGAGAGCGCTGCCGTGAAGTAGCCGACTGGTCACGGGGCCGGAGAGTGCTGCTGGCGCTGGACCGGGATGCGTTCAGCAAAGCCACGCACTACACAAAGCGCTTGCGTGGGTATCTCAAGATGATGCCCGTGCTGCTGACTAAGGACATAAAGGATATGACGCACAGCGCTGTATCGGAGCTAATACATGGATGAGACTGCCATACTATCAGCCATGCTTTACGACCGACGAGCTTACGACAAGCTGAGTGCGGTACTTAACCCCGACGATTTCTCGGAGCAAGGGCGATTCGTCTGCAAGCAAGTGCAAGACTTCTATCAGAATGATGCGGCGGCGTCAGCCGTTGACGCGGAAGTGATACGCTCCGCTGCTGAGCGGAGTTTCCCGAATCCTAAGCACGCTGCTGGCATCACTGACTACCTGGAAGAGCTGGAGGAGCCCGCAAGCACCGCGAACATCGCCAGCGAATACCTGGCACTACGCAGGTACAATCTCGGGCTTGACATCGCGGCGAAGCTAGGACGCGGAGAGCCCGCCGACGAGCTTATGCAGCGCTACGCCGACTTGGATTCCTCCACTACAGATGACGGTGAGCGCGCTAAGCTGCCGATTGACGAGCTGTTCAGCGAGGGCAGCACTCAGGGCAGCATCCGCGTGTTCCCGCGCATATTCGAGCAGTATCTAGGTGCTGGTCTGGAGCGCGGACACAACGTAACAATATTCGGCAGGCCGGAATCCGGCAAGAGCATGCTGGCGATTACGTTCGCCGGTGGGTTCTTGTACCAAGGGCTCCGGGTACTCTATTGCGGGAATGAAGAGCCCGCAGCCCACATACAAAGGCGAATCCTGTCTCGCCTCAGCGGTTTCACCATACCGGATATGCAACGTAGCCCGGAGGCGCGCGCTCGCGCGCTCGGCTTGGCAACCGAACGTGGGTATGATAATCTAGCGGTAAAAGAGCTGACTACGGGCCGAGTCCGAGAGCTTGAAGCGCTGATTTCCCGTTACAAACCCGACGTGTTAATCGTCGATCAGATCAGGAATCTGAACGTCGAAACAGAAGCCGGACAGGCAGTGCAGCTAGATGCAGCGGCCCGCGCCATCCGGCAGCTAGGGATAAAACACGGACTGGTCACGGTGGGCGTGACTCAGGCAGGCAACACAGCGGAGGGTAAGCTGGCACTCACGATGGGGGACATAGATGGGTCCAAGACTGGCATCCCCGGGGCTGCTGACCTGCTGATCGGCGTTGGAGTGGATGAGCGCGCAGACGCTCAGCACCGCCGCATGATTACGTTTTGCAAAAACAAGATAACCGGTAGACACGAAAAATTCTGGGTTTACTGCGACTACGAGCGCTCCAGCTACGTCAGTCGTCCGCCCCGCAGCGCAGGAGGAGCGCACCATGAGTAACACATATTGTCCCGAGCAGGTCGAGGACCGAGGTCCGTTCATCACTACCAATAGCGGCGTGCCGTTCTTTGTCAAGGACTGCAACGTGGCCGACGTGCCTCTCGGCGACATCGCGCACTCTCTGGCACTGTCTTGCCGCTTCAACGGTCACATCCGGTGCCACTACAGCGTGGCCGAGCACTCTGTGCTAGTGAGCAGGCTAGTCGAGCTGGACGGCGGCAGTGTGGAGGAGCAGCTGATGGCGCTGTTCCACGACGCCAGCGAGGCATTCCTGCCCGACCTGCCGCGTCCGTTCAAGCACCTGGTACCGGCGTTCGGTGAGTACGAGGAGCGCATCCTGCAAAACCTGTTCGAGGAGCTGGACTTGCCGTACCCGCTGACGGAGCGCATCAACTACTTCGACTCGCACATCGTGCGGTTCGAGGCAGCGGCACTGTACCCGTACCCGCCCGAGTGGATTAAGGCATACGACGACCTGAGCGATCAGATGAGAAAGGTGATCGACCATTTCATCGGCGTGAGCCCGGCGGTAGCGAGGGTGATGTTTACGAACCGGCTGGCGAGGCTTAATGCGCGCCGTGGCCGGTCTGAGGAAAAGGAGATGGCCAGTGGCAGCTAAGAAACACGTAATGGTAGACATCGAAACGCTCAGCACAAAGCATAACGCTGCCGTTCTGTCTATCGGTGCCTGCGAATTCGATGAGGACGGCGCGAGATACGACAATCCGTTTCTCGTCAGCATCCCGCACGCCTGCTACGATCACATTGTGTGGAACATGCCGTGCCAAGACTATCACAAGGATAAGTCAACCCTTGAATGGTGGGCAAGGCAGAGCGAGGAGGCTGTGGAGGCGCTGGAGGTCAATCTGGTGCAGAGCCGCCGAGCTGCGGCCACGGCGTTCGCTGTCTGGTTCGCATCGAACGGCCTTAACACGGCCCGCGTGTGGGCGAACGGCCCGCAATTCGACTGCGTGATCCTGCGCAACCTGTTCGACCGCGAGGATGTCAGCTGTCCCTGGCACTTCCGCGACGAGCGGGACTGCCGGACTCTGTATAGCCTGTTTATGTCCTCCGAGGTCAGCGGCTTCTATCAGATGGCACAGGACGCCATGAAAGAGGCAGGCATCGGCAACACATCGCATCGCGCCGACCACGATGCCATCAGGCAGGCCGAGGTCGTGCGGGCCATGCTGGAGGAGCTGGGGGTATGAAAGAGCTGTACCTAGTCTTTCAGGACTTAGGGCCCGACGGCCGGGAGGTACTCGGGGCCTTTGATGACGAGGACGAGGCGCGCGGATACGCCAGTGAGATTGCGGCCACAAAGCCCCTCTGTACCGAGTACATCGACGTGGAGGCCGTGACCTTGCACGACGGCGCGTGGCGCGCTACCGAAACTGATCCTGTATCCGTTCACTCCATATACGTAAGGCGAACGCGATGAGTGAGCAGGAGTAGAGCATGAAAGTAGTAAATGGCACGCCTCCGAACATCGAGGCGATCAAAGAGCGGTTCCCGCTCAGCGGTATGGAGATATTCTGCTACGGGGATACCATCTACAACCCCGCAGGGGCAGGGCTGAGTCCTGAGCTGATCGCCCATGAGCGCGTTCACAGCGAGCGGCAGGGCGACGATCCCGAAGGCTGGTGGGACCGCTACATTGCTGACCAGGAGTTTCGCTACTACGAGGAGCTGGTAGCGCACCGGATGGAGTACCGAGTATTCCGCAAGCGCCATCGGGACCGTGAGCTAGTCGACAAGTATCTCCAGGTACTTGCGCGGCGGCTGGCCGCGCCCATGTACGGCAACGTGGCTACGCCCGGCGCAGCCCGCAAGGCTATCCGCCAAAACGGAGGGAAGGCATGAGTCGGGCTCCATTAGAGGGTTGGGGCTGGACTTGGGTTCCCCTACTGTTTTTAGTCGCGCTCCTCACCGTCACGTACAGCCTCGGATTTGTGTCCGGTCGGGTGGCCGAGCAAGTGCAGGCAGAGTACGCCTGCCACAACCCGTGCCCGAACAAGACCCTGCTGATAGAGGGCTGCGACAAGCACGGGCGCAACTGCGCACCCATCTACATTTGCGGGATAGCCGAAGAGCGAGACGATGGGTAGAGGTATTCACCAGCGCACCGAGTTTCTTGCATCTGCCTTGTTTGACATGGATCAGCGGTATGAGATTGAGCAGGTACTAGAGTGGCTGACAGATAATCCAGATGATGCAGCAGCGTACATTGTATGGCTGGAGGGGCGAGACGATGAGTGACTTACAAAGCGAGAGGATGACCGTTGAGGATGCACT